TCAAAATCCTCCTCCATCTTGCGGAACTCAGCCCGGTAATGCGCTGAAATCTCTTTGCGTAGCGCCTTAGTGGTCTTTAGGTGGCCTTGCGACTTCTCCCGGAGAATCGCCATATGGCCCTCGCCCAGGTACATCTCGAGGAAATCATGGAACTCCAGCGGGTTCTCAGTCCATCGGCGGTGGCAGCTGGGGCAGCCAGTAATCAGGTTGTCTAGTGACCATCTGAGAACCTTCATCCTGCGCCCGTAGATATGGCAGGCTTGGAGGTACATATCGCTGCCACACCTGACACACGCGCCATCCCGCGCCCGCACTACCTTGCTGCACCAATCGTCAGCCGCATCTCGCTTCAAGCTCACAGCGCACCGCCCATAGCCAGCACAGCCAGCGTCAGGATGATGACGCACAACAGACTGATCACCATCTCGTTATCCATTGGTCATGGCCTCCACTTCCTGTATCCGATCACCAATCCAGCGCATCACAGGCACAGCCATTGAGTTACCCAAGGCCTTGTATCTAGGCCCATCGGGGGTTAGCGGCTTGCCGCTTTTCTGCTTCTCTGCAAGTGCATATCGCAGAGGCCATGCCCTTTGTGCTTCCTGCCGCAATCCGCTATCTCGCAAAGTCTTTCCTGCCTGTGACGCTGTGAGTGGCAGCTCCGACACAGAGACACCAAGTTCTCTGGCGCATTGTTCAAAGGATTCTCGTCGATATGGTGAACATCCAGCTTCCCCTGCTTCCCGCAATCGGCACACGAATCCGTCAGACCATCCTGCCTTGCCCACATCCTTGAGGTTCTGACGTTCTGCGAATCGCCACGCCTGACCCCATTGAAGCCAGCCGACATGCACTCCCGCGAGCAATATTTCCGGCGTGAAAAATGCAGCAGCGATTCGACGTTGCTCACATAGGTCACCTTTCCCGTCTTGCGGGAAGTTCGCTTCTTCGGGGGCAATGTTTTTCGCTCCAACTTCTCGCCACAAGCTGTGCAATATCTGAGCGGCGTTGGCTTCATCGGCATTGGCATATTTCAACTCCAAATAATCGTCTGGAAATTGTTGTAAACGGCAACACTCCGTTGGTGTCAGGCGTCTGACGCTGAGGCTTGTCGCCACAGCGTGAGAATGAGCCGCCTGCAACGTGTAAGCGGGGTCGCCCTCATTGCCTATACCTAACCCCTCTCGACTGCTGTTTGATGTGTCAGGGCCGCGCAGACCAAGCTGCGTGTTGATCGGATATGCCACGGCCATAGGGTCACGCCGTAAAGTAGGACTGACGTTCTCCCCAGCAAAGGCGGCGTCACAGGCATTGGCGGTTGATTGGAAGCCATAAGCCACGATGTGATTAGATTCAACGCCTTCGGTGCCTCGCGGCCCCTTGCTCATTCCAGCAGTTAAAGGCCCGGCAACATCTTTGGCTGGGACAAACCAAGAGGCACCGCCAAGAGCGTGTTGATCCTCTAGCCCTTGCTTGCTTCCAAATGACGCATTGAGTGTTGCAGCGCATTCAGCAGGCCAGCGGGTAGCTTCTTCCCCCTCCTCTCGGCTCGGCGCAGGATGCCCCTGCAGGCTGTGGCGCTCAAAAAGAACCGCTGCGGCACGTCGCCAGTCTCCAAGGTATCCGACAACGAACACACGGCGGCGTCGTTGGGCCACTCCGAAGTATTGAGCGTCAAGCACTCGGTAGGCGAACCCATACCCGCATTCGACCAAGCCCCCGAGAAAGGCACCAAAGTCCCGTCCTCCGCTTGATGACAGGACGCCGGGGACGTTCTCCCAAACCAACCATCTGGGCCTTTTTCTCTGAGCCAATTTAAGATATTCGAGCGCCAGGTTACCGCGCTCATCTTCCATTCCTCCTCTGAGGCCAGCAACGCTGAAGGATTGGCACGGGGTTCCTCCGACAAGAAGGTCAATTGATCCATAATCATCTTCTCCGATAGTGGTGAAATCGCCGTGGCATGGCACATCCGGGTAGTGGTGAGCCAAAACTTGCCGCGGAAACTCCTCAATGTCGCTAAAAAACGCCGGCTCCCAACCCATGTGATGCCAGCCCATCGTTGCGGCCTCAATGCCGCTGCACACGCTCCCGTACCTCATGCTACCTGGGCCTCGCGGAGTTTCATGTACTCGCTATCAGCCGGGATGGTCAGTGCCACACCCTGACTAATCAGCCACTCCTCGCACTCCTCCATGAAGTGCTGAAACTCGCCTTTGTCTAGCTTTTTGGTGCTTCTGAGTACGTTCTGTAAGGTTTTTGAGCCAATTTGAATGTCCTCATGGCCCAGCAAATGCGACTTGAGCAGCAGTTTGATGTTCTCTGGGGTGCAGTTTTTCTTGCCCCGCTTGGTGAACTGCTTGCTTGCCTCGTTACACCAGAGATGAAACAGCGCATTCTGGCTGGTCGTTCTGGGGTTGGTGTACTTGCCGTGCTTGATGCTGACCGGATGGGTGAAATCCCACTCACTCAGCAATTCACCCAGGTACTCGAGTCGCCGGGCGATTTCATCCCGGCTGCGGATAATGATAAACGCTCCCTGATTCATATTACTGAGCGCCTCCCTAGCTTCAGATCGTCGCCATATCGCTCATCTTTGAACGTCAAGCCGTTGCCGTCCCACAGCGGTAAAATCCAATGATCTGGCCCGTTGCGCTGCTTGCTGACAACCAACTCTAAATCTGGCGACTCGTTTAAGACCTTGCGCTGCTCTGCCGACAACTCATGCCCATGCCCTGCCTCTTCCACGGTGCGCAACTTTGCCCGCTCATAGTTTTTCCAGAGCAAAAGTACATTGAAAGCAAGCTGGGTTATGGCGCTGTTGCCCTTCACCCGATCACGGGTAGGCCGCGGGTTGTCTGCATCACCGCCGGTTTTCCTAACGTGATGGCACAGCAGGATATGAATCCCGGTGGCTAAACAGATGGCGTTGAGCTCGTTGATAAAATCCCGCTCCTGATCGGAGTCGGTCTTGCACCCGCAACTCTGCATGTTGTCAACGACAACAAACTTACAGCCCTTATCGACCATCGCCCAAATTGCACCGTAGGCGCTATCGGGCGTCATCGCGCTGGGAACCTCAAAAATCCACACGTTGTCTGTCGCGCCATTCTCAAGGAAATCCCTTTGCTGCTCTTCAGTTGGCACCATCGTCAGCGAATACTGCTGATTCAGCCGCGCAACCGTGCGAACGCTTGTTTCCTCAACAGAGATAATCCCTACGCTGGTTTCCGAACTGAGCGATAGCGCAATCTGGCTAACCAAAGTGGTTTTGCCAACCCCGCCATCAGCAGCCAGCACCGTGAGCTCCCCAGGCGCAAACGCAAAATCATCCCGCCTGTTAGCCCAAGGCCACCGCAGACCATGCGGCCCCGGCCCCTTGGCAAAAAACTGTCGGGTTTCTTCTGCTATCTCTTCAGGATTGAATACGTTGGCGCTATGCGCCTCAGCCAGCTTTGTCCGGTGTTGGCTGAACGAGAATCCCGGCTTGAACTCAATTATCTTCGACATCACAGATACCTCCATTTATCTTCTGCATCGTTTCGCCGCGTTGGCTTTAACTGTCGCTCTAACGTGTCCCACTGCTTTCTCAGCTTTTCAGGGCTTAGAATGTTGCGCCTCCAGAAATCATCATTCTGAGCAGCTCGGAACAAACTCATCACCTCGGAACATGGCACCGCCGGCTCCCTCTCCACCATTAGCCGAACGGTGTCTGCCCACTTGTCAAGATTGGGCTTTCTCTTTAGATCAAGGATGTCTGCCATTTCCTTGGCGACAGCCATGTGTTCGTCAGTGAATTTTTTTCGCTGACCCTTTGGGTTCTTTACGGTTCTTTTAGGTTCGGGTCGCTTTGTGCGACGGGTGTAGTCGCTCTCTGCGACGGGTGTGGTCGCTTTGTGCGACGGGTCGCTCTCTGCGACGGGTCGCTCTGTGACACTGGTGTGGAGCCTATAATGATTGACCTTGCCAAACGTCTTTTCGATGGTCAGAAGCCCGGCTTTTTCAAGCGCATTGATCGCTCGGATTACGGTGGCTCGGTGCATACCTGACTCTGCGCAAATCCTCGGGATTGACGGGTAACACATGCCAGTGTCTTTGTTGTGTCGATTGGCAAGCAGCAACAAAACTAGCTTTTGCGGGGATTTGATTCCCTCAACCTCAATCGCCCAGGTCATGGCCTCAAGACTCACAACCAACGCCTCCACAACCTGCGCCACCACATTTGCAATGGCGACGGCCCCTTGTTCACGGCCTCGCGCTCCTCCTCACAGGTGGGCGCCAGAGCGAGATCCAGCCATTCCTGATCCGTCATTGGCAGCGCCCCCCGAAATACTCTTCGCCATGTCCGGCGTTCCAGTAATCCCAAACGTCTTGGTTATCGGCGCCCTCTGGGTGCGTGACTGCGGTGCCTGGGTAACGATTGCTAACCTCCTCGGCCTTCTCGCGGAGTTTTTTTCCAAACGCCACAACGCCAGCAAATGACCTGGGGCGCAGCTGGGCAATGGCCCACATGGTGGCCCAGCCCTCAGCAATGTGAACGTATGTGGCGGCTTCTGGATGGCCCAGAATCAGCTGGCCCTTTGAGCCAAATGTTTGCTTGTCGCCGCCCCAGTTGATGCACTCAACGCCAACGAGGTCACCATCCCAGGAGCGCATCGGGATGATGATGCAGTCTTGATCACGGCCGATAATCCGGCCTGACGCCGTGCCTCTCCTCGCCCCAAAGTCATGCGTGATGCGCTTTTTCTTGGCATACGGGTGGAAGGCCACGCAGTCAGTGCTGGCCTCATTCCACAGCTGTTTGGCGTAATCCGCGGTGCTGCTGTTGTAGCCGCCATCAGGAAACAGATCGGCCCACTTCAGCCCCACCGCCTCAAGGATTTCGTATGTCGAGCAACCCGCAAAGCAGTGAAACAGCCACTTGCCGTCAGCTGCCTGGCGGACGGTCAGGCTTGGGGATGAATCGTCATGCGCCGGGCAGCAGCATGAGTAGGTGTCCCGCCCAGCAGGCCGCACCTTGTCGAATCTTTCAAGTATTTGCATTGTCGGTTATCCGTTCCCATTTTTGTGAGTATTTCTTGTTGTGGGATCGGGTGACAACCTAGATCGAGAAGTGGTATCCTTCTCGGATCAGGGCCAGCGCCGTCACAGCACTAATCCCCCTGATCCCACGGCCCCGGCGAGCAACCACTCCCGGGGCCATCTTTTTATCTTCTCACCATTCGTAAGCACCCGCAAGCATTTTGTGAAATCTGCAAGGTTAAGCAAATGTTTGGTATTGCAAGGTGTGCCTTCCCGTGCTGTATACTGCGCTCCTATGGCTACTGAGTCAGCGGTATGAGCGAATCAACAAAAAGAAATCTAACACCCAGGCAGAAACGCGCTGCGGAAAACATCCGACACTACTGGCATAAAAAGCGAACGACTGAGCGAATCACTCAGACTGAGTTTTCAAAACAGATGGGGTGGTCGCACTCTATCTTTGGGCAGTACCTCAACGGCAGAGTTGCCGCCGGGCCAACCGCCCTATTCAAGATGGCTGAAGGTTTGGGCTGTACGCCCTATGATCTGGATCCTGAGTTGCGAGGCGCCTTTACGCCAGCGCCAGAGGATATGCATGACCTCCGCGCAGCACTTCAAAAGATGAATGCGATTCAGAAAAAGAGGGTGATCACTCTGCTGGCGCAGCGGCTGGGGAATGATGACCTCTATCAGGTGATGGCTGACATTCTCGAGATTGTCCAGCTTCGTTCAGCACCTGATTCACGCACTCCTGAATAAGCTCCCGAATAGGCGCCCCAGCCCTCTGATACAGCCCAAGTATTAGATCGTCCAACATTCCGTCCCAAGTCTGTGGTTGCTTGTAAGCATACGCAAGCGACCCGCCTGCCGTATGTAGCATAAAGCGACACATTACAGAATCCAATACCTTGCCCCTGCTATTTTTTTTGCCATGCATTGTTGACAGTGTAAGTTTTCTGTGAGAATCTGCGCTCAATGACCGCATAGGGCGGTTTGTGAGCAAGGAGGCTGTAATGAATAGCAACGCAAACATCGACGCGGCTGCGCCAATGGAACCTGACATTATTGGCGATGCGCGTATGGTTACGAGAGTCTGCTCGGAACTGATCGACGTTACACATGAGTCCATTCTGAGTCAGCACAAAATCACCCAGGGTTTGATTACCCGGCTGGGCATGGTGACTGCGCACCTCGAGCACCTCGAGCGCCTCATGGCTCGAGACACCCGAGAGCAATACGAGGGTGAGCATGAGCAGGCGATGGCCGAATACCGATTCCTCGACAGTTTTATCTCAGGCATTGAGCGATCAAACGATGCCTTCGTAGATCGCATGCAGAGCATCCAGGGCATGTGGGAATCAGCAAAGGAGACAAAGCAATGAGCCATCATCCAGAGCCCATCTCATTCTGGAATGCCGTTGACAAGCTGCCAGAAGAGCCCAAGAACCTCGAGCCCGCCCGGGACACGATCCTGGAAATGGGTGGCGATACGAACTGCTCCGTCTGGAAGCGACTCGAGGCGGCCGTCAGCGAACTGAACGATGCCCGGGATGAAGCAATTCACCTGATGGAGGAGCTCCACGATCAACTCGAGGGCATGCGCTATGACGATTGCTAATGACACCAATGTTTTTGAGGTCGAATTTCAGGAGGCCGGCAACCCCCGGGGGCCGGACTACCGCTGGTTCAGCAGCATCGGCAAGGCGCTTGAGTTTATGCACGGCATCACAAGCGAGATGCACGTTGAGGAGATGACGTTTCGCAATCACGCCATTGAGCACACCCCAGGTGGGTTTGCGGCGTTCTTGAACAAACTGTCTAGCAGGGAACTGACAACGCTAGACGACGAGATTCCATTCTGAGGGTTGGCGGGTAATGGTTTTCCATGACCTCCTTTTAGCCGGCTCCTGCCGCAGTCGGTGGCAAATCGATGATGTCTAGGTGTTGCCTTCCCCGCAGGTTTTTTGGGGCGGCATCTAGGGCAAGGCTGACCCGCCGTAATTCATTCGCAGCCAAATCATCGAGCGCGGCAACTAATTTGCAGCGCAAAGCAGGGCACAGCATTGAAATGCAACGCGCAGCAAAGCATTGCAAAGCACAGCAGGGAGCAGCAGTGCATCGCAGTGCAACGAGAAGCATGGCACAGAACCGCAATGCAACGCAGTGACTTCTCAACCCGGTGGCTGGCCCGGGCATCAATGCCGGCACTAACTCGAGGACGATTAAGTGACAGCTGACGCAGAAAAGCTAATCAAGCAAGCACAGCGGCTTGAGAAAAAAGCGCATGACATCCGCGACATGATTTCGGGGTTGCGCTTGATGGTTAAAAGCGATGAGGCGCAGGCAGCTGAACTGCGCAAAAAGGCGCGAAAACTTAAAGAGGATTTTCTTAGGCCCGCTCTTGAGGCCGCTGCGCAAGCGCGAGAGGACGGTATGAGCTTTGCTCAAATTGCCAAAATTTACGGCGTTAAGCAGCACCGCCTCAAAGGCTACATCAGGAGAGAAAAATACAGGGTGTGGAGAGAGCAGCGGGACGCTGAACTTAAGCGCCAACAAATGCTGGATGAGCATAAAGCAAATCACACCCAGGCTTTGCTAGACCAGCAGGCAAAGGCTGCACATATTTTTGAGAAGCGGCAGCTGACGCGGCAGTACCTGTACACCTGTAGCAAAGCAATTTCACAAGCTCAAGGAAAGAAAAATGAATCAGGAAGGGATTAGTTTTAAGCGGTTACTGAGGCATAGCGGCGTATCTCAATCGGATGTGGCGCGACACTTCAGGGTGTCGCAGGCCAGCGTAAGCCAGTGGGCAAGCAAGGGAATCCCTGGGGCGCGACTATTGGAGCTTTCCAGGCTCCTGGATGTGCCTCCCAGCGAGGTTGAGCAATGCGTGTATCAGCCAAAGATGAGCACAAGCGGCAGGCGCACTGACTACCGGTTGAGTGCGCTAGACGGATCTGCATTTGAAAAGGAGCAGCTGATTAACGAGATCAGCAACCGCGATTTTACCACCGCCGATTTACATCTGATGCGGCGCATGGCCGAACGCCTTTCATTGAACTAGGAGAGAGAGATGATTGATCCAAAACTAGCAGCCGCTCTGGTGAAAGCCCGGAGCAACATCACCAACCCAGAGCGAGACAAGACCGGCATGTTTGCCAATCACAAATACGCCGCGCTCGAGAACATTCTGGACGAAGTGCAGCCTCACTTGCAGGCCGCCGGTGTTCTGCTCATGCAGGACATTCAATCTATCAGGGGCGGCGTCCGTGCGATCAACATGTTCATTCATGAGAGTGGCGCGGTGCTGAAAACCAAAGGCCCGCTGATCATGCTGACAGACAAAAAGCCCGGCACCGCGGGTGCAGCTGCCACCTAC